CCTTTAAATCAGAAATATTTGCTTTTTCTATTATTGCTTCTTTTATTATTGCTTGCTCTGTAACTAATCTATTTACTTTATTACTCATGGATCCACTAGAATTAAAAGAGTTTTTATTCTTTGTTTCCCCTTTAGCACTTAACTCACTATCTAATCCACCATCATATGATAATTTTCTATACAGTATAGGTAGCTTTCTTGTTACCTTTTTTGCATCTGTATAAGTAATAATATCTCCTATATCTAAACTTAAATCACCTTGCCACTTCATGGTATAACCTAAATAGTTAAATCCATTTAGCCTATTATAAATATCAGTAAGGATTGTTTCTGTTACCCATGGATTCTCAAAGCTTAATTCCATACTATCTGTACCTAGAGAACCTTTAGAAATAGTTTCTTGCTCTTTTACTTGGCAAGTTATCTTTCCCACTTTGTATTTAACCTCATCTCGCTGTAGGTCAAATACTCCCTCTCCAACATCTCTAGATATATCTGTAGGATAAACTATAGTAAACTTACCATCACGAGTTATTAAGGCGTTTCCACCACACAAAGAAGCTACATATCCTAATACTTCTCTACAAGTAAAGCCTTCCAATTTCTTAACTGTATAAGATGGAAGGCTTCCAGTAAATTGTACTCCTGTTTTACTTGCCAGTTCATTTACTACTTGCTGTAGAGTAGGCTTATCCCCTAAAGAACTAAAATAAGCAATTTCAAACTTGGTCATATTATCATAACAAGTAAATTTTGTAGTATAATCATCCTTTTTAATATCTTCTATATTAAAGATACCCAAAGGAATATATTCTATTGTATTTCCTATTTTAAGACCAATCTCAACATTAACTGAATTAGTAGTAAAAATAGTATCTGTAGTATTTCTTAAAACTAATTCTAAGCACATAGAAGGAGTATTTCCTATACTAAATACATCTTGTATACCACCATTTAAATCAATGCTTTGTACCTCATTATTAGTAAATACCCTATCCCCTATAGTAACTCTACATTCAAAGGTTCTACTCCTCTTTTGTATCTCTGTCTTATATGCTGTACTTGTAGTATACATTTCTAACCTCCTTTCTTATATTTTAGGTTAGACTACTTAAACATATAATCTATAATCATCAACTCACCAGGAGTAATCTTTATATCTGTATTTATGGATTCTAAATCTATTAAGTGTATATCTACTTCACTTTCACATTTTAAGAGCTCCGAAATCTCTTTATTGAAGTTTTCTATATCTAGAATATTAACTTCTCCTTTTTCGTTTTGCTTTAAGTTACCTTCATTATCCTTTTCTCCATACTTATTTAATAACTTTCTTTTTTCAACATTATAAGCTTTTAATTCAGCATCTATCTTAGTTATATTCTTAGAAAAAGCATAACTTAATTTAATAGGGAGCTCTAAGTTTGTTAATTTACTTAGAACTCCCACACTATTTACTAATCTTTCATTACTTAACTTCAAAATAATCACTCCTAACATTCTATTAAACTAAATTTAAGTCCCTTCCATAGTATTCCGGAACTTGTATTAATACTTTTAACTGTTCTATCCCCTGCATACATTGTGCACGTAATAGTTCCTTTCTGTGGATCTAAAAACTCTACTGTAACTTCTTCTGGAGACACTGCATTAAGTATTTTCTTACATTCTGCATCTGTTAATATCCCCCACTCTAAAGGCAACTTTCTTTTAGTTGCTATTCTATCTCTGTATAATCTACCATTTGCATTTCTACTTGTCTTATTGCTATCTATATCACTTATAGTAGGCTCATATGGTAAAGGAGTAGGCATTTCTACTCCATTTATTTTTAAATAAGACATAACACCAACTCCTTATATATTTATTAAACATTCTCCACCATTCATTTTGGTTATCTTGTTTATACTATCTATTAGAACTCTAGCAAATTCTAAATCTCCAATCTTAAGTATTATGTTTATAGCTCTATCTTTATCACTGTCAGATATATTGGTTCCCCTTAGTCTTTCCATAAGTTTAGCAGCTAACAAATCTAAGCCTTGCGTATTATTTTCTAGTGGCACTACAGCTTCTTTACCAGCTTCTCCGACCATTGCAAGTGTAGGATTATCTATAATACCACCTTTAGCTAGATAAGGTATTTTACCTATATTAAATCCCCATCCTCCAACAGTACCAAAGAAAGGTATATCTATAGATGGTAATTTTATTTTATTAAGTCCACTTATTGCAGCATTAATTAATCCTATAACTCCATTTAAAGGTGCTTTTACAAGGGCTTGTAAGCCATTCATTATACCACCGAAAATGTCTTGAACTCCTTGCCAAGCTCTCTTCCAATTACCAGTAAACACTCCAGCTATAAAATCTATAATTCCACCAAAAATTCTTTTAATAGAATCAAATATGCCTCTTGTAATAGCTAAGAATGCATTTAATATATCTCCTAAGAAACCGAACTTTTGAGACCAATCAGTCGCAAATACATTACCTAACCACTCTTTAAATTGGTTAAACTTTTCCTTTATAGAATCCCATACCTCAATAGCCTTAGCTTTTACCCAGTCCCAATTTTTCACAAGTAATACACATGCTGCAATAACAACTGCTACAGCACTTACTATTGCAATTAATGGTAAATTTACTGCCGATAACGCCCCTGCAAATATAGAAGTTCCTGTTGATGCTGCATATACTACAGCATTATATAAATTTAATAATCCATAATAAGCTCCAAATGCAATATTAACTAATCCCCATGCTGCTGCAAAACTTCCTAACACTATAGTGAATATTTCTACTATTGATTTATGTTCACTAATCCAATTTCCTATTCTGTCAAGAATACTAGCTAATCCATTTAAAACACTTACTATTGCTCCACCAGTCCAGGATGCAATAGGTTGTAAAAATTCATCCCATAGCCAAGCTCCTAAATCCATAAAAACCTCTAGTATAGGATTTAGTACTTTTAATGCAGATGATAACAAATTAAAGAATGCTGGTAATGCATCTTCAATAGTCCATTTTGTAAGTGGTTTAAGAATTTTATCCATAAACCATTTCAGTGATTTTGCCAAGTTATTTACTATAGGGGTTATAGAACTCTTTAAATTTTTGAATGAATTTATTAACGGGGTAAAACTAATATCACTAAAATATGACTTAATTCTATCGACTAAACCCTTCATAGCACTATCAACAGCGCTTGTATCTACTGGTGGTGCTACTAATTGTGGTATTTTATTATTTGCTCCTCCACCTGCTATATTTGCATTAGTTGCACCTAGAGTATTAATCTCATCAATCGCAGCAAGTCCTTTAACATCTTTAGCTGCTTTCTTTGCACTATCTCCATAAGCACCCATAGCTACTTTTGCATCTATAAGTTGTTGTGTTGCCTGGTAACTCTGTTGATATGTTTTACCAAATATAGCACTTATAAAACTAGCTATATATGTAGTTGCTTTCGCTAGTGCAGCCATTAATGTATTAAGAGCAGGGAGTATAGCTTGTAAAATAGGAGTAAATGCAACCATCATATTAGTCTTAATTTGATTAAAACTATTAGCAAACTGCTGATTAGTCATCAAACCTTGCCCTATCGCTGTTGCTAATGCTGTTAAACCTCTAAGTACTAAAGGAAAAACTATCCCCCAAGTAAACATTGATCTAACTATAATTCCTATATTACTTCTGTGTTGACCTAAAGCCCTGTTGGTTTTATTTGTACTATTTCCAAATAGCTTAAAAGAGTTTGTTGCTTTCTTTGCAGCACTATCTATAGCATTTATACTATTGCTTGCACTTTTAGCACTATTGCTAGCCTTTGCAAATTTAGCATCTAAATCGTTTAGCTTAAATCCTAATTTATCACTAGTCGCTGTAAGTTTAATTATATTAGCTTCGGTTTTTAAAATTTGTTCTTGAAGTTTATTCTTCCTTGTAGGATTAATACAAAGATTGTAACTTTCTCTTAACTGCGCTAACTTTACCTTTTGTTGATCTATTCTTGCATTTGTATTATCTAAAGACCTAGATACATTTTCTATTTGTGCTGTTAACATACTCATGTCTACTGGTGGTCCTCTACTACTTATTGTAGAGCTGATGTCTGCTGTTTTAGGCATAGATACACTTGGTGGTTTAGGAAAGTTAAAAGTAGGTAATTTAAAATTCTTAAAGCTATTAAATACAGCTTGCATAGTATTTTTAATTTTACCCATTGAACTCTTCAAACTATTATTAATAGAATTGCTAATATTATCTACACTCTTTTTCGCAATCTTATCTACATTTCCAAGAGCTCCCTTTATTCCAGTATTAAGACTACTCTTTAGATTTTTACCTATTAAATTAGCTACTGTGTTTACTTGTTTACTAATATCGCTTTGTATTTCTAAATCAAGACTAATCTTTCCTACACTCTCACTCATACTATCCCTCCTTTTAATACATAATAAAAACACCTAGTATAAAACTAAGTGTTTAATAAATTTCTTACTATTTACTTTTTACCAGGTTTAAACTTATGCCCACAATTCATACATAATAATTCAACCTTTTTACTTGTTAATCCTCCAAGTATCGCACCAGTTCCTCCTAATAACGCTCCTCCAACTGCTGCTCTACCAACACTTAACTTTTTATTGGTAGTAGTTAAAGAAGTACTGTGACATTTAGGACAATATGGTATTCCTTGTTTTCTTAAGTTCTCCAGCTTTTTCTCCTCACTTATAATTGGTTTCTTCTTTTCTAATGAACCATCATCAAAAAAATATTTAGATTTTCCATTAGCTATATTATTCTCTACTAAGACTTTCCCATCTTCTTTTGATACATTTGCTTGCTTGCAAAAAGCTTCAAAATTAAACTCATCTATTTCTCTTAATCTCTTTTCATGCTCTTCTAATTTTTTCTTTTTATAGTTTGCAAACACTCCCATATATAACCCTCCAATTAACAATTGTGTTAATTAAAGTATATATTATCCAAAAGCTTTTGAAAATATTTCTAGCACTTTTTTTACTTCTTCCTCTTTTTCTTCATCAGACATATCCCTTATAGGATTAACTCTATTTCTCCACTCGTTTCTAATTCTATGTTGCTCTTCAGTGAAATTTTTAAGCATTTCTTTATCTTCTTCACTTCTAATGCTTACTATTTGACCTAGTGGTGTTTTAGGCATAATTCCTATAAGCAAAGTTTGAAATTCACTCCAAGACATTTCTGGTTCATTTCTTAATCTAATACCATATTGCATTGCAAAACTTGCTTCTATTAAGTCCCAATCTTCAAATATGTCATACCACTTATTTTCTGGGCTTCTTTTTTTCCTTCTTTGCTTCTGCTTCTATCTCTTCTATGTCTACATCTCCTATAGCTGCCATTATCGCATTTATAATTAAGTTATAACTAGGCATACTTAAACCTAAACTTTCAATATACTCAAAAGCTTCTTTTCCTAATCCTATTTTAATTATATCTTCTAATCTTTCACTTTCTTTTACTTTATTATCATTCATTAAAGCCATTAATTTGAAAGCAGCAGCTTTACTATTATTTATTTTAAACTCATGATCTGTGTCAATCTTTACTACTGGTTTTTGATTACCATTCTCTAATCTACTAATAATATCATAAACTCTTGCCATTTATATCATTCCTTTCTTTTAATAAAGTAGTGCCACTAGATTAACTAGTAGCACTTAATCTTTATGATAGTAAACTTGGTGCTGGAGTAAGTGTTGGTTTTCCATCCCCAATCATTTCAAATTCAAGTGGCGCAACATTAGTTGAATCAGCTCCACCAATATTTTTAACATTTATTACACAATTAAATGCTAATTTTGAGCCATCAGGAAACTCTATTTCTCCCTTGGTAGAACAATCTAATCCATCCTTCCAAGCTATATCTGCTACATAATCGTTACCTTTATCTCCTACACATCTTTTCCCATTAAGGCCTATTGTAAATTTCTTACCGGTCATTAAACTATTAGACCATCCAGCTTCACTCATGGTTGTCCATTCCTCTACTGTACCATCAATTGAAAGTGAGAAAGTTTCCATTTGTGCAATTGATACCATATCTTCTTCTGCACTTGCTTTTCCTTTAGTTCCAATCTTAAAAATAAGATTATAAACTGGAAATACTCCACTAAAAGCCATATTCTATTACCTACCTTTCATAATTAATTATTGTTTCTATTACATATTCAATAATGCCTTCTGTATCAGTTCCTATATAAACAGGACTATCGGTTCTCATCTTAAATAATTTGACTCTCTTACCTCCGATTGAACCACTCTGACCAAATAAAGCATTATAAACTTCTTGTGCTTTTCTCTCTGCTTCATCAGAGTTCTTTCCCCAATGTACTAGTATAGAAATAGTCTTAGTAGTATAGCTTGTATTCTCTAAACCACCTATAGCTATTCTAGGAGCAGGACCAGTAGTATTATAAATAGTAATACTCTGTTCCTTATCTCCTACTTTATTTAAGTACCATTGTGGACTTTCTACTTTAGTTTTTAAATATTCTCTTATCTCACTTAATAACATTAATGTATCAGCCCCTTACTAAGCATTCTAAAGAACTTAGAGTAAGTATCTTTAATAAACTCTTTCTTTTCTCCATACAAGTAATCATCCATCCACTTACCTTTAGCATTAGGGTTCTTATCATGTCTAAAGTTATACTCTGGATGCCAGTAAAGCCTACGTGCATATGGAGTATCAAAGACAATTCTTGCTATAGAGTTCATTAATTCAGACTTATCTACAAAAGAACCATCACCCTCTAATGTTCCTGTATCTTTAGGAACAACTTGACTAGTTCTTATATCACTTAATACTGCATCTGCTGTCATTTCTAATGCTTTCTTATGTGCTTCAATTAGCTTGTTTATCTTAGCATTATCTATCTTTACAGATACTCTAATTCCCATTACTGTAAGTTAAGCTCCGTACTAAATACTGTTCCATCTGGATTAAGAGGTCTTTCTATAGAGTAAATCTTTTTCTTTATTTTATTTACTATTACGTAACCTTCAAATGGTCCATCATAAATAGAACCTTCTATAACAGCTTTACCACTAAGAGTAATTAATTGCCTTTCAGCGTTAAGAACTTGTCTAGATTTATCTGTATAGATACATCTACCTTCAAAGAGTTTCTTTTCTTCATAATCTCCATCTGTATTAGTTCCTTCAAACCACACTTCTATAGGTGTGTTGGCCAAGAACTTAGGAAATGGTAATTTCAATCCCATATTACAACCTCCTACAAGTTAATCCAGTTTGTTTAAGATAGTTTAATACCTCTTGTGTAGTGGTTATTCCATTAACTTTCTCAGCATTAAAACTAACAGATGTACTACCAGCACTAAAGCCACTTAAAGGCATATTAATATATTCTCCATACTGCTCTATAAATTCAGCGTGGATACATACTGCCTTTTGTACTTTGTCCTTTTGGAACTCTGTAAGGTTATCAAAACCAATTCCTACAATCCTGTTATAAGTGAGTGTGTCTATCTGATCACTTGCTCTTTCAAGTTTATTTACTATGTGCTCCTCTGGAAGGATTACCCCCCCAAAGGAATTATTATAATATGTCTTGTCTACATAGGACATTTAATCACATCCTTAAACTAAAAGAAGGCTACTTCTATTAAGCACCCTTCTTTAACTCCTTAATTTCATCTTTTAACTTCTTATTTTCTTTTTCAAGTTTAGCTGCTTTTTCTTCTAAAGCTTTGTACTCTTCATATGCCACTGTTTTACCAGCACCATACTGAATAATCTTTCCATCATCTCCTACTATGTCATAACCTTGCGCTTGATACATAGCTTTTTGAGTTTCATCTATTGTATAAACCTTATTTCCCTTTGTTGCTTTCATGTTATCCCTCCTATGCTTCTGCTTCTGCATTAATAGCAATACCACAAGCTTTATTCTTAATTAAGAATGTATCACCATATTCTCTAGTTTGGTATACATACTTATCTGCTGTTCTTGAATCAGTACCAGGAGTAAATAGGTTCATATAAGCATACTTACATCTAGTAACTTGGCAAGAAGGATGAATAAGAATCATGTATATTTGTTTTGCATCTTCAGCAGCAACACATCCATTAGTAAAGTTATACTTAGTTTTCATTCTACTAGATGGTACTTTCTTTATTTTTACATCATCTAAAGAATAAACTCTTCTATCAATGTTTCCATTATTGCTGTTAGCATCAATATTTCTTGTTAATCCTTCTGCTTGCTTAAGCATTTTATGAATTGATGGAATAACATAAAGTATTCTTCCTTCTGATGGTACTCCTGCATCATCCATGTTCTCCATTTGAGTATCAAACCAATCTAAAATATTAGCTGTAGTTAATGTTGTAGTAGTATCTACTACAGCACCATTTGAAGTATATGTCTTAGCTTCTGCATATAACTTAGAGTATCTGTAAGAATCTCTTTCCGGAATAGCTTGTTCTGTTTCAAATACATTTTGTACATTAGCTACTTCTAAGGTTAAATTAGTTTCGTCTATATCCATTGGATCTAATGCAAATTCTATATCTCTATCATGAGCTAATTTCTTTGGCTCCCACTCATTTGTTATTGTTCCGGTATTAAAGCCCATACTACCTCTATTATGGTCTTTATACCCACTAACTGTAATACTAGGTAATTTAATAGTTTGTGCATTGATGAACTTAACTTGTGGATTAGAATTTTCTAAATCATTTGAGGTTTGTTCCCTTGCATATTTTTGTTGTAGTTCCCTTTCAAATTTATCAACGTAATTATATACTGCCATTTAAAATCATCTCCTTAAAAATTATTTATTACCAAATGCTCTTGCTAAAGCATCATTTGGATTCTCTTTTTGTTTTTGACTATTAGCACCAATTTTAAAGCCTTGTGGCTCTTGTTGTTGCTGTTCTCCCTTAAAGCTTGGGTACTTTTCTAGTACCTTATCAATAGCCTGTTCTATAGTTACTTCTTCTGTAACCATAGCCTTAGCAAGTATAACTACATCATCTACAGAAGTTGCTATAACTCCTTTAGATAAGCAAGTTACTTTTGTTTCTGCTAATAAAGCTCTTTCTTCTGCTGCAATCTTAGCTTGTTCAGCATTAGTTAAAGCTTCATTCCTCTTTTCTTCATCTGTCTTTTGACTTTCTTTCCAATCATTAAAAGCTTTTAACTCTTCTTTGCTTGGTTGACCTTTTTTTGCTCTAGCAATCCTATCTTTTACTATGGCATCTAATTCCTCTTGTGTGAAAGTCTTAGGCTCTCCACCTTTATCTCCTTCACCTTCCCCAGAACCTTCACCACCTTCTGGATTACCTTCACTACCACCAGCACCTCCTGTGCCATCTCCTCCATCTGCTTGGAGTAATCTACCCATTCCTAGGCGTTTTCTTAAATTACAATTTGTTATAAACATAAAATACCTCCATTTATAGCCTGTCGGCTGTTATTGCCACGCACAGTTTAAAGCCTTAAGCATGTTTTGGGCATAATAAAAAGCCTTAGTTTCCTAAGACTTTAATGACACCAGTAATAACTTAAGTTTTCCATTGGTATAACTAAGTTACAATCACCAAAAGACACTAACCCATCTTCTGTAGACGATATTTTATTCTCTATCTCTTTCGCTTCTTCACCTCTATATGTGAATTTAAATCCATCTTTAGTTACAATAACAATTTCTCTATCCATAGTTACCTCCTAAACATTAATAAAAACTTTTGTATTTATTTTCTGTTTTTCATTAATTCTCTTTATAACTTCTTCTGTTAAATGGTCATAATCAAGAGATACATTAAGCTTTAGCTCTTCGCAATTTTCTTTTACTTTAGTAATTTCATCTTGTGTCTTTCTAGCTATCTCATTTCTTTCGATAAGCTTTTCTTTCAACTCTTTTTGAGCTTGTAGAATTTCATTATCTTTTTTAATAACCTCATTGTTAGATTTAATTCTCTTAATATTTACATCCATAGATTTTATTAATATTACTATTAGAAAAACATTTACTATTATTTGTAGTGTTTGCATACTATCCCTCCTAATTTTAAGCATAATAAAAGCACCTACTCTTTATCAAAGTAAGTGCTCTCTTACATAACTTCTATTAGCTTTATCTCCTCTTCATTAAATCCTATTAAATTATCTCTCTTATCCAATATAGATATCTCTTCCAATTCTTCTTCACTATCTATTGCTGGAGTATATGTTGTTACATACCCCTTAAACTCTTTATTATCTATATCTAATATCCTTACTTTCTTATTGAAGTATTCTTTTAATGATTTCACTTCTTTTCAACTCCTTTTAACGTTGGTACTATATGGACACCATCTTTACTATAGTGTATATAAAATCTATTAGTTTCTGTTAACTCTCCAGTTTCATTGTTTATATTAACACCAATATTCTTATTGCATTCTATTAATTCTTTATTCTTGACCTCTCCATTACGTTGTAATTCAAATTTTCCTGTACCAGCATACTTCTTTATTAATTCTTCAACTTCTTCTATTGATATAGTTAAATAACTTCTACCACTTATATAATTGTTATGTCCTAATATATGCTTTCCTTGTTTTCCTATATGAATATTCTTTGGTTGATTATCTGATTTTACAAATTTTCTCTTTTCTTCTATTTTAGCACTTTCGTATCTACTTCTCAATGCTTCTTCATGGTTCTTAAGAGACTTGCCATTAATTCCTTGTACTTCTTCTCTTTTGTAGTTTCTTCTAAGCTGATTATACTTTTCTAAATGATCCTTTAAAGCCTTACTTAACTCTTTGACTTTTCTATGAGCCATTTGTTGACTTTCTAAATCAACTGTACCAGCTTCAATCCTTTTCCACTTTCTAATCTGCCTTTCTATGTATCTTTGCTTTTGTTCTGCTTCATATAGCTTTATTGCTTCCTTACCATCTGGTACTTTAGGAAGATTAGTTATACCAGGAAAGAATGTTGTTATTGAATGCCTACAGTTAGGATGTAATAATCCTGCTGTTACAGCTTCACTTAATAATGGGTAATCTCCATCTAGCTTAGTACCATGTGAAAATACATCATCGATTAATACTTTACCTTGCCATGGTTCACACATCTTACAAGTATTTGCATGTGCACTTACAACTACAGTATATACACCATATTCATCTCTTTTCTTTCCTTCTCCTAACAATGTTGCTCTATGATTAGCTGTCCTTAAACACATCTCTGCATAAGAAGCTATATTCACTCTAGCACCATTCTTATATGTTATAGAATCTATTCCTTTAGCAAGAAAGTCCTTAGTAGCCATATCAATAGCTTGTGGTAATGTCTTAACTCCATTCTGCAAGTACATATGGCTCTTGAATATAGTTTGTCTATATACATCATCCATCTTTCTTAAAACAGAATATTGAGCCTTGTTTAAATCTTTGTTTACTGTTTCTATCAGCGCTTCTAACTTCTTATCATTAACTCCAAAGAAATTTGTTTCTTGTGGTACTGCTCCTGGTCTACCTAACTCTTTATGGATATACTCTCTTACTGTTTGTATTTCTTGTACATCCTCTGGAAACTCTATAGACGAATGACTTTTACTCTTCCATCCAAAGAAGCCTTTAACCTTATCTAAGAAAGTCTTAAATCTATTTTGTCCTTTACTGTAGTTACCTCTTAGCTCTCTATCTATAGCTTGCTGTATAGGCTTAGAATAACTATCTACTATATCCTTATTTCTTTTCCTATACTTCTCCATTTCTCTAAGCTTAGTTAGTTGCCATTGTTCCCATTCAAAACCTTCTTTGGCCTGTTCTGATTGGTGAAAATAAAAAGCCCTATGCATAGAAGATATTAGATCTAATTCCATCTGTTCAAATATCTTTCTAATGTCATAAGACTTTGCTCTCTCTTTAGCTACATTATCCTGTATGGATTTCTTAGTTATCTTCTTAAGTATTTCTCCTAATTTACTAGGATTATTCTTCTTCGCCATCTAAATCCACATCCTCTGGATTATCTAGATTGTTATAATCTTCATCATCTACTGTATTTGGCTCTTCTGCTTCTATCATTCCATTTTGTTCTTTTATTCTTTGTACTTCTAAAGCTTTATCATCATCTGTCATTGTATCTCCATACAATTCATCTACTACTTTTTCAATGGACATAATACCATAACTCTTAGCCTTTCCCACTATCTCTACTACAGTATCAAAGGAAGGACTTGCATATTCACCAAAAGTAATAGTAGTTTCATATTCTCCTGGTGTCTTCTTCTTAGCAAAGAATATATCATAAGTCTTAAGAATGCTCTCAACAAGCTCTGGTATTGCTTCTGTAAGCATATCTACTATCTTATTTCTAGTGTAAAGAGTAGTCTTTTCCTTTTCCCTTTGTGCTGTTGCATTATCTGTTTTCTTAAGGTCTATGCCTAATGTAGAAGGAGATATAATTCCCTGTAGGCACATATCAATAGCATTAGCATAACTCTCTGCATAAGCTAAGTAATTAATATCGGCTTGCTTCATGTCAATTTGATTGTTTGCATTTTCTGCAAGGCTTGTACCTACTGCAATAAACTTATTATCAAATGAATTAGGCTTTAATGGCTCTCCTGTGCTAGGATTTCTAGGTATTAAATCCTCCGGTATGTACTTTTGTACTCTTCCATCTCTTATAGCATCTATCCATTGGCTAATAACTTCGTCTAATGCATCAAAGGCATCTGATTTATTATCAAATATACTCTTCCCTCTATCTTCCCACTTAGGAGATTTAAAGAACATTAAAGGCACTGCCATTATAAAATCACCATTAAATGTTACATCCTCTAATTCTCTAGTTTCATCTAAAATACTTAAAGGAATTTCATTCTCTCTATCATCTACTAGGTTATATCTAACATATCCCTTACCATAGCTCTCTATAAGCTTATATCTCTTATTATCCTTAGTATAGTAAGTAAAGAATTTTATCTCTTTTAATCTTCCTCTGTTAGATACATATTCTACTCTGTCACCTTCAAAAAACTCTATAATTGGATATTCAGATATATCAGTATCTATAGATAACTTAAATGCTCCATCACCATTTACCAATACTTTAGTGATTATATCTCCAATGTTATCATCAAACTTATTGTCTTTTCTTATTTCTTCCCATACCTTGTTAGTTTCTTCTCCTGTTACTTCAATACTATCTATATCTGCAACTACTATATCACTTAACCTATCAGCAATCATAGCAGGCATACCAGAGTGTATCTTTCTTATCATTAAGTCCTTACTTGGTACAGCACTCCAAAATCTAGCTTTATTAACTGGATCACTTGATATATTCTTAAAGAACTGTTCTAACTCATAAGCTTCACCTCTATACCAAAGCTTATTCCTAATAAGATTAGTTTCATAGGTATAAGCTTCTTGTATAGTTATACTTCCTTGGCTTGCTGGCTGAACATTTAAAAACTTTGTTGCTGCTTTAGTAAGCATATTCTTTATCCCTCCTAATAAACCCATTTTACTCCTCCTTGTAATCTCCTATCATCTTTCTAAATGGTATCCATGCATATTGACTAGAGTTAATTGTATGGTCGTTAGCATCTTCTGGCTCGTCCTTATCTTCTTTCCATGAATAAGTTTCTAATTCCCTTATATGCTCTTTACAAGTATCAACTACATAATAGAATACTTCTGTTTCGTCACTTCCCATCCAACTTAACAGGAAGTTAATTCTATCTAGTATCTCCACTTTCTTATATGAATTAATAAAGTTATATAAATTAGGTTTTTGCCTCTTTAATTTCTTAAGTTCAGTGATAGTTGCTTGGTCTGCACTATCAACAAATACATCTCTAGCAAATCCCCATTCCTTTCTATTTTTCTCTAAAAACTCAACAAACTTTACTGCTGTATCAGATGGCGCTAATGGCTTTTCTTTATTATCTTTATTGTTATAAGTTTCTTCGCTTAAATAAAATAACTTCTTATCAGCTGTAATGCCCATGAAAGTCATTGCTATAGTATCATTGGATTGGCTTGAATAAGAAGTATCTAGTCCAGCTGTAAACTGTACAAACCTTATTCTTTTATCTTGTATCTGTTTCTTTATCGCTGCTTTATTTGTTAAATTTCTAGTTCTATCAAAGTTACAAAATATTAATCCTGTAGCTCTTCCCCTAAGTCCAAGTATCTTATTTTTATAAAGTTTAGTACCTTTAGGAGCACTTAGCTTCTTTTTCTCTATATCTTCCTCACTAAGACTTGCATTATCATAGAAATCAAAAAACCAGTAAGTCCAACCTTTCTTGGATTCACTGGTTAACTGCTCTATAATTTCTCCTGGAACATCTTTCTTATATTTTTCTAATGGCCTAGCACAATTTATAAACTCGCTATATACTGGCAAGTTAGGATCATCTGGGTTAAGTGTCATCATCATGTAGTCATTTCTAGTACATATTTCTCTTATGAAATCAATACTTGCTGTATTAGCTTCATCTATCAATACACACCCAAATTGAGAACCTAGAGCCATCTTCCACTTTTCTACATTGTCATATCCTAATATATAAATTATCTTTTCACCATTAGGTGTTATATACCTTATATGAGGTATCTTATTATCTTTGTCACCATTTCCATTGTATCTTACTAAATCTCCAAATACATCTAATATCCCATACTCTTTCTGGATTATATTCTTTTCAGCTACACCAGTTGTCTTTGCTGCTATTACATGCATTTTCTTTTTAGACTTAGCAACCATTAACATAAACTTAGTAATACCTACTGTTGTTTTCCCTGCTGCTGTCAAGTAGTGCCTTCTAAAACTTCTACCGGTGCTTTATGCTTTAGAAAATCTTTATACTTAGGCGATAGTTTAAATTCGTCAGACACTAGGCATCACCTCCTATTTTTATACATTTCGTGTTGACCTACGCGAAATATTAATTTTATCTATAAAAGTTTAGATATGCTAAACTAAAATTGCTTATTTTATTATTTATAAATGGCTTAACTACGTTATTTTCAGTAATTTCGTTTAATTGAGATTTAGCGAAATTATTCTTCTTCATCATCTAATTGGTTTAATATAGAATCTAATTTAGCTGTAGAGTTTACTGTTGCATCAACTTTCTGCTCTACTTTATCTACAAACAATCTATATCTCTTACCTAATAACTCTGCTGCTTTAGTTCTATCCTGGAGTGAAGGATCTAAACCAAATTGGTCTTTTTCTTCTCCTCTCATTACCTTAGTGAGGTATTGGAGGACTTCTTCACCTTTTGCTATTCTCTTTTCATCTAAAGCTTTTACTCTTTCTTCTATATATGATTTAATACTAAGTTTTTCTAAGTTTTGACTTCCTTGCACATTAGGTTTCTTATATCCTGCTCTCCTTGCAGCTTCTGTAGCATTTCCTGTTTCTATATAATAATCAGCAAATGCTTGTTGCTTAGGTGTAAGCTTCTTATCCATCTGCTCCACCTACTTCCTTATATAGCTTAACTAGATATTCTAATATATTTAGCTTGCTATAGAATACTTGTCCTTGTCTTGGATGTGTTTCATATACTATGTATTTAGTTATCATTCTTTCCATATCATCTGATGGAAATTGTTCTGTATTTATTCTTAGATATATTCCTTTAGTTCTTAGTGCCATTAATAACTTATTTATTTTACTTTGTATATTCATTTACTCACATCCTTTCAAAATAAAAAGAAGTCCTTATTAAAGAACTCCTATATCCCTAAAAACTTTTTTATATCACTTATGTCATCTGACTCATTACTTTTAATTAATTTCAATTTATCTTCCAGTACTTTTTCGCAAATACAATACAATTCATACTTTTTATCTTGAATTATATATTTATATCCTAAAACAAAAAGCAATACAAGCATATAAATTAAACCTGCAATCCAATTAGCTTCAATTAATTCTCCTATAAGTATAGGAATACATGTTAAGTATAAAGCTATAAATACACCAAAAAATGGACTTTGAGATGTTTTTATAAAAAATTTTACCCTATCAAGTTCAAGTTGTATATCTTCTTTAGAATTGATGTCTGAATATTTCTCTTTTATTTTTTCTTCTAATTTATAGTATTTATCTTCTCCCCTCTTATTCATTATTCTATTTATAACCAAATTATCTAACATAAAATCACCTCATATTTTTATCGGTAATCTTACGACTTACTTTACATTTAAAGCCAGTAGTATTAAAAGGTAATTAGTGTAAGGGGTACACCTTCCTTTCTTATTTGTTTCTACTGGCTCCTATAGGCTAAACTTCTATTGCCCAGTAAGCATTTTTAGTTCTCTTTACTGCCTTACCTCTCTTTTGTCTTTCCATGTATTCTTTTCTAGTTATTTTCTTCATCTCTTTTTCTGCTCCTTTCATTTGCTTTATTGAAAGAATTTAAGAACCATCCTTGTACTTTATGATTCTTCTTATCTGTTGCATCAATTTTCACATTGCTTATCATCTCATTGAATCTAAACATATTTATTCTCCTTTTATATAAAATAAAAAGAACCCTATTTCTAGAGTTCTTAATCATATTTTTATGGTAGTACTGGTGGATCTATCTCCATCATAGTTGGTGGATCTACATTAAATTTCACCATTGGTGGATCTATTCTCATATCTTTCACCCCCTAATTACATTTTATTACCACTGTAAAATAAAGTAAAGACACCTATATTTCTATAAGTGTCTTTTCAAAAGGGGTATTGAGAATTAATTGGGTTTTGGAGGGGATAGGAAGAATTGAACTTCCATATGTAGGTTAACAGCCTACTGTTCTACCATTGAACTATATCTCCATAAAATACCTAGTAGCTTAAATCTATTAGGTATTTTCATTAAATTCTTGGAGGACAATATTTAATGAACTCTAGTAGCTTTCTACTTTTGTTCCATTAAGCATATTTAAATTCATTTACTAATATCCTGGGTACATCCCAAGGTACTATTCCAGCTTTTTCTCTATCAAGTACTATATCTCCATTAGGTTTAGTTTTATAAATAGATCTATTCTTTAATATAAAACTCCTATCTGATATGTACTTAGTAGATTCTTTATTAATTGCTCTTTTTTCTTCTCTTCTTTGTGTAAGAGCAATTTCATGTTTACTTTTTAAATGCCCAAAATTTCTTTGGATGCACTTCTTCACTGTTTCTCTTTTAGCTTTTAGGAGTTTTGCTATCTCTGTTGAATTATACCCTTTTAAATAAAGTTCTTTTACTCTTTCCTTATCCAACATAACTTCCTCCTAAAATAAAATATAGCAATGCTAAGGTCTTAAAAGGGGACATTTTTTATTCCCTTTAATAATATCTTAGCAAAGCTATACCTAGTTTAACAGGACATAAACAGGACATTTCACTGGTCATTTTATTCTTTTTTCTAATCTTCTTACATGCCTATCACTTAAGCCTAATATCTCTGCTGTTGATTCTTGTGTATATCCTCTAACAACTCTTAAGTACTGTACTTTTTGTAAATTACTATCTAGGTTCTCTAAGTATTCTCTATCGTCTATGTGTGTACAAGCTAATTCTAATAGTTGCTTGTCTAATTCTATTAATGTTAATAGCCTTTTCTTCTCCTTGCTATACTCTTCTGTTCTTATATCTCTATAATCCTTTACTCCTTTATAGGAATCTGGACAACAAGCTTCTATATATCTCTCATCTAGCTTCTTTAGTGTATTCTCATTCTTCACTATTCTTTCCTCAATAGTCTTTGGATCTATTGTCATCCTATCCCCTCCTTACTTCATATTTTCTACAATAGCAACTATCAACTACCTTACATTTTATAAATACCTATCTTTTATAAGTTTCCATATAACACTCACTGCATAGTAACGGTGAATTCCTGGTTATAGCTATATTGAATTCATCTATATATTGGTATAAATGACCTAAACATAAATCTTTACCACATTTCCTACACTTAGTTACTGTATCTCTCCCGCACTTTTCACATTCTTTATGTTTCATATTCCCTCCTAGATATTACTTAATAATTTCTTAGAATTGCAACATAAAAAATACCGCATATTCTTTTTTGAATAATACGGTATTCCCTCAAGTTGTTTATTATATTTGATATTAAAATATAAACTCCATAATTTCATCTTTAAGTTTCTCTAAGCTATAATCTATTGACTCTGCATAATCAGCCCCTCTTCTATAACACTCTTCATCCAAACTCTTAACATGAACATTATATGTATTAAATTCATCTGGAAATAGATTTCTTATTATAATAAGCGAAGCAGCAGAACAAATTGTTTCTTCTCTACAATTAGCAAAAGGCTTATTTAAACCAAAATATGAATAAAAGACAAAGTGAGTTAGTTCATGAGCAAATTGATACGCAATTTTCCCCTTGCTGGCATCACCAGAAATTTTTAATTTTATAATTATATATTTTCGTAAAACAACTGTTATTATAGGGGAATACCCTGAATCCTTTGTTGCATTATCAATATATAAATCATATTTATTCATAACTTTTTTCCCAAATATTCTATCAAAAAAACTTTTCACCTTAATAATTACTTCTTCAAAATCCTGAATATTTTCCAACCCATCTTCTCCGTAAAGATTCCCATTTATCTCCCAAGTTTTTTTAATCATTCATATCTCCCCTTTAAACAAACCTACTTTTATGAATTAATTATATCATATTTTGTTAATACCGTATTATTCAATTTTCAAAGAACATTTCTGTCGCACTTTCTACATATTAAGACCTAATAACTGTTTAAATATACTCTCGAAAATAGGTACCGGAATACTATTACCAGCCTGTTTATATAATGCTCCATTTAACTTACCAGGTTTTCCTGGATGAGCTTTAAGTGCTGCTTCAAAATCTTCATCTGAATATCCCTGTAATCTCCAACATTCCTTTTCTGTTAAATACCTATATCGACCATCATCCAATGCTATAACCTGTGCTGGACTTCTCATGACCTTGCAAGTTATGGTATTGGCATAATCTTTAATTATATCTGCCCTTTTAATGCCTTTTTCCCCTATGTGATTTAATACACTAGGTTGAGTTACTATATGTTTTTCTTCATATTCGCTCAAAAATTCTTGTAAACTTGGTGCTTTTTTTCTTTCTAAGGTTCTAAAATTAAACAACTCTCCACCTAAAATAGATATTGTAAATACTCGTTCTCTTCTTTGTGGCAATCCAAAATCCATAGCATTTAATGTTTCAAAGTTGCTATTATATCCTAATTTCTGCATTTCTTCTAAGTATCTATTAAAGTTATGCCTCATATGTTTGCTAAGAACATTCTTTACATTCTCCCATATAACAACTCTAGGCTTCCATTCACCCATTTGTTTAATAATATTAATTGTTTCCCACATAAGGCTTGACCTTGTTTCTGTTCCTTCGTCTGCTCCCTTTTGCTTACCAGCTATACTAAAATCTTGACACGGACTACCATGAATTAATATATCTGGTTTAAGGTTATATCCAACTACTGATTGAGTTTTATAAGCTAACTCATTTTCAAACATAGCATTATATGATCTTACTGCCTTTTCATCTATTTCAACATAATCTATTGCCTTTACTGGTATTCCTAAATTTCTTAACGCTATTCTTGGAGAACCTATCCCCCCGAATAGCTCTAAAATTTGTATCATAAGTAGGTCCTCCTTTCTTGCAATTAC